TGACAGTGGTTCGTTGTTCTGGAAGGTTCCAGATATACTGTGCATAGTGAGGGTTCCAGATGCCGCCGCTCCTATAGATACAATCGTTGATGTCGCGTGACTGGTTGCGCCTGTGAGGGTCTTACCTACTGTAAAGACAGCGGTCCCACCATCGTAGAGCAATGACCAGATTTTCTTTTTGCTTCTCAATGTTGCAGTGTGTAATAGGAAGGCAGCGTTAATCATCGTAACACCGGCCGTCTAAATGCTTTCAGAATAGATACTGCTGACATTGGCATTCCGCTCTGAGTGTATGACCGTGAGATGGTCTCTACTGATTCAGAAGCGACTCCGTGCGGGTTGTTCATATCCGCGGAGATTATATTTGATATTGCGACTTGTGCCGCTTTTCTACTTCCCGATAAGTCAATGAATGCGAAGTCTATTAATACACTTCCACCAGTGCTCGTCCCGTTGGTTGAGCCATTGAGGTAGCATATATATCCGTTCTCGTAATCGACTTCGTAGTCTCGGTTCTCATAGTATGTCTCAGAACCATCGGAACTCTTGACCATCACCGTATCAGGGGATATCCACTGGTATGGCGCTGTAGAAAGAGTGGAGGTGGCAAAGTTAGCCATATATCCGCTGCTTGAAACGGAACTGGCAGCCAATGCGACTGCTATGTCATCTCTATGAAAAATATATCGGGATAATCCATAATTACAATACTCATCTGCGTATGCAGCCGAGGGGTACAACAACGCGCTTATCTGTGTATCTTGAGCGGTTGAGGTAATCCCCAGAATTGCTTTTACGTCGCTGGTCTGCATTACCGTCATTACGTCCTCCTTTAAAATTTAGTATCGCAATTTGACCACACGCGAGTTAAATCGGTAATGGTTCCAATCTGGGCCTCGCAGTGATGGACGAGACGCGCAAGTTCATTCATCTGTTGCTGATAAGAATTCATACGGTCCATTGCGTCCTTCTGTATCTGCTTCATCTTGCCCTCGTAAGCCTTCTGCGCATTCTCCTCATACGCATACAGGAACGCGGTCTTGTTCAGGTCTGACGCGTCGGGGATGTACATTTTGATACCCATACCCTCAGCAATCCCAATCCAGTATTCACACGATGGCCTCTGAGCGACATACTCGTCTCCCACTGCCATGTCAACACCGTAGATATGAATCTCATCCCACTGGTGTCCGACAACCATTCCCTCGAAGATAGCGTACGCTAGCATGTAACTGATGCTGTTAGTAAAGTATCTCGCGCCCGTGAGCCCGCGTGACTTGAATGTTGCAAGCATCTCCTTGAGTGGCAGTTTAACCGAGTTCTTAACTACGTCGAACTTATCCTGCATGTATACAGGGGTGTCGCGTTTGTTAAGCCCAGAGATACCGATTTCGCTCAGTACTGCTTCAGGAATATTGCTCTTGCGCTGCTCGTTTGAAAGACGTCCGGCTCGATAATCAGTGTCGATGTTATCAAGGTTGTGGATATCCCAGTGGCGAGTCTCGCGCGGCAACTTGAGGTCATTCAGGGCCCAGACTTCCCATGTCGGGTCGTCACAAGGAGCCTGTGTTCTAGTGGGGGCGAATCCTACGATAGCAAGGCGTTTCTTCATGCCGTGCTTTTTGGTGGCTTCTTCAGCCTGCAATGCAATGGACAGCCAGGGCTCTGGCTTGACCGTTTCTGTAAGAGGGGTGGTCGGTACTTCTGTGCTTACTACTGGTTCGGGGTCATTAACAATCTCATCCATAATTATCAGTCAAAAAAATATTGTGTGAGGTTACCCGCTCACGGGACTTCAATTGCGTAGAGGTCAGCGGCTGCGAAGTGCAGAGTAGTTGAGTCTACGTAGTTAGCGACGGTCGTGGTTGCTGCGATGGTTCCCTGAACAGTGTTGCCCGGGATGGTAGACAGATATGCCATGACTTCAATGAACACCTGGCTTGCACCGGTTGATGCGCCCTTGTGTCCATACTTTGCAGTCTCGAACGGGCCGTAGATTGCACGTGCACCTTCAGAGGTTGCGAATGCGACTGCGGCGGTAGTTACGAACAGCCTCCATCCAGACTCTGCGGTTGAGGTTCCAACACCAATGGGTGCACGGAACGCACGCTTGTCGGAGGTCGGAGGAAGACGGACTGCACAGACACCATAGAGTGAGTCTGCTGCGTCAGCGATACGGTAGTTGACAGAGATTGCCATCTTTCCGTCTGGGCGCTGCGCGTAGAGTTTAATTACATCAGAACCTGTGGTGATACGGAACGCGCCCGGGTCGAGCATGTTCGTAATGACACCAGTGGACTGTGATACGTTGGTTGAACCCCAGATAGCGGTTCCATTTGCCTGCTTTGGGGTGTAATCTGTTGAAGTGCCTTGTGTTACCATGATAATCACGTGCTCCTGGTCTCAATGCATACTAATGCATGAGGCATAATAACCTTGGCACCATACACGTGCAGACCCTTGACTGCATCGCTGAAAGAGCCCTCTGGGCGGTAAGCGACGGTCTTGACAATCTGGTCAGCGAAGGTGATTGCACTGTTGGTTCCGAAGAGGCATTCGTGAACGGGCTTGGCGACAGTGTGGGTTGAACCAGTAGCAAGGTTGTTGCTCACGTAGATATCAAAGCCCATGTAGCGTCCGAGCATACCGTTCGGGAACATTTCTCCGACCTGGCCCTGAGTAAGGCCAATGCCCTGCTTAACCATCTGTGCCTCTACATAGGGAGAGACGACTGCCTTGCGGCCTGCCTGCGGACAGTTCATCTCAGAGAGGAGCTGCTTTGCACGGCCGAACATCGTAAGGACGTCCTGGTTGCTGGATGCGAGGGTGATAGTTGCGTGGGTTGATGCGCCCGCCTGGGGATACAGTGCAGCGATATACGAGTCAGCGTCTTCTGCGAGTGCCTGGCCTGCCATCTGCATGCCTGCTCCGAGGACGTTGCCCTTTACCTGTGCCATATCAACATCGTCAACAGAGAAAGCGAAATACTTTGCCTGGTCGATGAGAAGCGTAGTCTGTGCATCGGTGAGTGTTTCAACTGTAAGGTTCGATGTGCTGTTCTTGGTATAAGAACGAACAGTGATTGGTCCTACAGCGGTAATTTTGACGGTGTCTCCCTGACCTGAAATGTCTCCTTCATAGTCATGGTTAACGATTCCGCCCAGAATAGTGGCCTTCTGGAAGTCCATAAAGACCTGAGAAGCCCAAATTGTTGGGATAAAATTATTTACGGTCATTAAAATCTAGTCTCCTAGTTATTTGATTCTGCCTTCACGCTGTGCTGCCTGAAGTTCTGCCATGATTGCGGCACGCTCGGATTGGGACATAGTCGGTGACTGTACCCGCTTTGCAATTGCCTCAATTTCTGACTGTGAATATGTTTTCTTACCTGCGGGAGAATCACTCGCTTTAGCGGGCTCACGTCCCCCCGATTTGAATCTATCATTGACGGCCTGCTCGACCGCTTTCTGGAACTCGGTTTTGAGAGCACCGGCACGCGCCTTAGTGTCTTCAGCATCCTTTCCCACAATGAACTCGCGAAGATTCAAGGGGATTTCATGCTCTTTCAAAACGTCAACTGCATACAATTCAAGTTCTTTTCTCTGGAGTGTGGTTTCCCTTTCAGAGAGTAACTGCTCTTTGTGTTTGCGTATCTCCGACTCGGTCATTGTCTTTGCCCGAAGTTCATCGATAATCGCTTGCTGAGCTTTGAGTTCTTTACTATACTGCGTCCTCACTCGGTCCTCACTCGCCTGTATCAGTTTGGAGATGTCAGGAGTCTGAGGGGTCGCTTTCGGTGCATCTTGCGCTACAGTGTCCGATGGAGCCTGAGCGGTAGTAATGGTGCTTTCAGTGTCTGTCATAAACTAAACCTTCCGAGTTCCCCCTAGGTGTCCCGATAATGTATCCAATCGAATACAAAAATAGTTACACAAAATAGTAGAGAGCGGGGGCCCTCCGGTTATCTTAATAGTTAGTGTTGATTGTATATAAAGGTTATTCTTCCGCCATCATATATGTCTCATAACAGCGGCAATTCGGATGAGCGAGCGGTTCCATATGTCCGCTCTGGTGTGGTTGGTCTATCGGTATCGGACCTTCAGCCTCGTTGGCCATACATTCGTCATCTACCTTATCATCCTGTGAGGTGTTCCACTGCTTCATCATAGGGACGCCCAGGTCTTCGATTGACTTGGCGGCATTGAAGTTCCCGGCCTCGTAAGCATTACCGATTTCGGTTACAGCGATACGCTCAGCTCGAGAACGCTTCATATCCCCAAACGTCTCTTTAATCTGCGTGGCCAGTTCTCCGTAAGACTTACCTTTGGTTAGTGCGTCGGTAACCTGTG